CGGCGAGCGTCAGGTTTGAGGTGGAGAGAGTTGCCATTGCTGGCTAGTCCTTTCAGTTTGGGTTTGGATAGAGGGCAGAGGCAGCGTCGGCGAACGACTTGGGCAACGGCTTGCCGCCGGTGCCGGCCGAACGTCCGACGTACGTGTCCTCGGAAATCGACTTGCCCGCCCTGTACATCAGCCGGATGATCTCCGGGTGATTGCCCAGGCCGGATTCGTTGAGCAGTGCGCGAAGCTCGGGAGTCCCAAACTGGTCGAGCGCCTTCTTGGCCACCGCGAGGTTCTCGGCGATCTTGTCGCCTCCAAACTCCGCGTCGGTCTTGCTGGCTTCCACCCACTCGGTGCGGATGGACTCAATCTGGGCCTGCTGCCGTTGCGCCATTTGCGGCGCCATGCGGTCGAGGATCTTCTGCGCGGAATCCTGCGTCAGGCCAAGCTCCTTGGCAACCTCCGCAAACGTCGACATCGTCTCGGAGTCGAGTGTCCTGCCCTCGACGGGCTTGAACTCGTACTTGTCCGGTGCGCCCTGCGGCGCATCCGGTGCCTTGTCGCCTACCGCCTTGGCTGCATCCGCAGCTTGCGGCGCCTGATTCGCAGTGTCCTTCTGCACAACTGGTGCCGCCTGCGCAGCTGGTGCTGCGGCATTCGGCGAACTGACAGACAGCGCGTCCGCGTTACTGGTTGTTGGCGCTGGCGCTGTCTGGTTGGTTTCGGTCATCGGTGTTTTCCTTCAGCATTGCCGGGTAATGCTCTGGGCAGAGGCTTGTGACCATCGCCAGGATCCGAAGTCCAGTGTTCCTGTTTCCCTCCGCGAAGGCCATCGCCATCGCATTGGTGTTGAACACCGAACGGAACGTCCCTGCCTGATCCATCAGTCGCCACACGAACCGGCGACCGCGCTTGCTGCTCATGAGCCACTTGACGTCTGAATCCTCGTTCTCTCGGGCAATTCGTTCGCGCAGGTTCCTTTCGGCCTGCGCGCGCTCCTGGCCTCTGATGTCCAAAGGATCGTGATCTGACACGTGACGACTCTACGGTGCGCGCAATCGACTACGGATACCTGTTTACGCGTAGCCAATCTCATTGACGGTCAGGATCAGCGATGGCGCTGCCGGCTTTGGGTTTGCGCCAGCCACGGCATCGTGCTTGGCAATCGTCACATCGGTCGTGTCATTTGTTGTCCAGACGACTTGGACGAAGTCGCCGGCAGTCAGGTTGAGGAAGAAGTTCTGGCTTGGAATGATGGTGCCAGATTCCCCGCCGTGGCTTCCCGGAACCGAGTAGATGAACCTGCTGTTGTCAATGTTGTTGCCGTTGAGCCAACCCCACATCTCAAAAAACTTGGCGTTTGAGTCGTCGTTGTGGACATGCACCGACAGGTGAAAGTTGTACCAGCTTGTCCGAGTGACAGTTACCTTGCTGCCGTCAGCCACCGTTATCCCGTTCTGCAACACTGGCGTCCCGAACGTCATGACTGTCGGATTGGTGGAATACGGCTGGTTTGTGGTGTCAATGAACAGTCCGCTGTGCGCAGCTTTTGCAAACAGAACCTCGCTGCCGTCAGGATCCTTGAATCCGACAATGTCGCCAGTCGTCTCGTCGTGCAGGAAGTAGCTGTTGCTCCGGAGCTGCCGTGCCATGTCAGACCTCCAGTGGCGACGGTGAGCTGTATCCAGAGAACATGTTGGTGACGTCGGTCAGCGCGTTTGCCTCGCCGGTCGGCGCCTGCGCCATGTTCTTGACAGTCTGCGAGTTCTGCTGCATGGCCGCTGCCTGCGCCTGCGCTGCCTGCGCCTGGTTGCGCGCCTGCCTGATCATCGCAACCTGCTTGTCGCCGACGATCATGTTGGGGTCGACGCCGAGCATGTCGCTGTATGCGTCAACCCACGTGTCGGCGTCAAACTTGTCCAGGACATCGGGCTTGACCTGCGCGATGGCGCCAAGGTTGCCGACGAAGCGGTCGACTGCGTTCGTCCCAATTGCGCGCTGGGCCTGCGCCAGCATGGACACGAACTCGACATTCAGATCCATGCCGGCCAGCTCCTCTGGCGGCGGCGGCACAACGCCCTGCTCGATCATGTTGGTGAACGTGATATCGACCATCGGGTTGAGCAGCTCGTTGTGCAGGCGCTCAAGCACCGGGCCAAGCATGAGCAGCTTCTCCTCGTGGCGCTCGGCGACCTCGGTCGCGGTCATGCGCGTGTTCGGGCCTGCGCTCGCGAGCATCAGGAACATGTCTGCGTAAAACGCCCCACGCACCCGGTCGCGGCAGTCCTGGATGTCCATCAGCAGGTGCTGGAGGTTGAGGTTGACCTCGAACGCGGTCTTGATGCCAGCGGCCCCGTCGACGTACGTGATGCCGCCAGGCAACATCTCGACATCGCGGTTCTTGAGGCTGGTCGGAACCTGAAGCGGAGGCTTGGTCTGGAAGTCGATCACCTGTGCCTTGCGGAGCTGCTCGTGCTGCAATTGCTTGATGTCGCCGAGCGCCTCCATGCCAGGGCTGTTGCCGTAGATGTCGCCGCCGGCCGTGGCCCATCGAGGGCAGACTGCCGGGAACTGGCGGAACCCGCTCTCGCGCAGGAACTTGCCCTTGTCGCCGCCAATCTCGAAGTACCACGATGCCCACGGCATGTTGCGGCTGTCGCGCTTGCGGATGTCCCTGTCTGCGCGCGGCTCGACAGCGTGGATGATGGGAATCCACTGGTCGAGGTTGTGCGCGTCGTACATCGACTGCACGCTCTTCGAGCAGTTGGTGTAGCCGAACTCCTTGACCATCGCCGACACCGTCATTTCAAACTCGCGGTACAGCGTGCAGACCTTGCCCTGGTAGTCGGTCGAAATGCAGAACTCGCCCGTCGTGACCGGGTACATGTGGTTGACGGTCTGGAAGTCAGGCAGCACCAGCGATGCGGCGGTGCCGAACGCGCCCAGCTCCTCGTACATCATGTGGAGGCAGCGGTACGTGTTGCTGCGCTGGAACACGGTCTGCATGCGACGGGTGACGTCATCCAGCCAGACCTTGACGGGGTGATACAGGTTCAGGTCGGGATCCGGGGTCGCGAGCCTGAACCACGGGCGCGCGGGCGATGTCGCTCCGGCCATCATCCCGGCCCCGAGCGTACGCAGCGCGCGCGTACCCGTATTGTCGTAGATTGCGTTGTGCCTGCGCCATCCCTTGTCGCGATCCTGCCTGAAGTAGCGACCGTTGCGCGGCAGCAGGTAGGTCGTGATCTCCTGCCAGTGCGCCCACCATGACGCGCGCTCTGACTTTAGCTGGCCCCAACGGGTGAACAGCTGGTCGCTTCGTGGCGCGCCGGCGTAACTCTTTGCGTCGGATGGGTACTGGCTCATGCGTCAGCCGCCGAGAAGCGTGCTTCGTCCGAGCGAGAGCTGCGTGGGGTCAACGCCGCCAGGGCCAGTCAGCATGGTCGATGAAGGGCCGCCGCCAGCCTGCTGTCCTGCGCGCTCCATGATGCCGCCGACGTCAGGCTGCCTGCGGTTGGCGGCGTTCATCGCCATTTCCGACCTGCGCTGCTGTGCCTGCGCTTGGGCGAGCTGTTGCGCCTGCGCTCGCTCCTGCGATTCAAGCGCACGCGCCTGCTGCTTCTTTGCATCTTGACCAGCCGCGATGCTGTAGCCAGCGCCGGCAGCAGCAGCAGCACTTCCAACGACGGTCGCTCCGACAGCTGCGGCCACGCCAGGCGCAGCAGCAGCAGCCGCAGACCCAAGTATTGCCGCACCGATTGCGCTGAAGATTGCCATGTCACGCGATCCTTTTGATGTAGGTGTGTTCGCTCTGCTCGAAGCCCATCCGCTGAAGCACGCTGCTCACGCGGTTGTCATGATCCAGGTGCAAGCTGCTCATCGCTACGACCTTGGCGCCCTGCTCGCGCGCCCAGTCCTGAAATGCGGTCACGAGCCTGATGCCAGCCGTGCCTCCGCGCGCGGCCGGCTCGACCCACCATGCCAATTCGCTCGCCCACAACGTGCGAGGCGCAAACCAAAGACCGCTGACGATGCCGAACAGCATGCCCACGATCTCGCCGTCCTGCTCTGCGACTAGCAGCACGCCATGCTGCATGCACGCGCGGATGGCCGCAGCGATGTCTGCATCGTCGTACTCGGCAATGGTGGCATGCGGCGCAAACGCAATGAAGTGACGCGCCATCTTCACGATGGTGTCGACGTCAGCCTCGGTTGCGTTGCGGATCGTCGCCATGTCAGCCGCCAAGCAGCGTTGTTGTGGCCAGCGCGACCTCGGCGGGCGACGGTGTGGATGTGATGAGGCTGCTCGATGCGCCTGCCTGCGGGGCTGCTGCGCGCCGCTGCGGAGCCTGCGCGCTAGGCCGGATGACTTGCGTCGGGCCGGGAGAGACAACGGATGTTCGCGAGACCGTACGTTGTCTCGGATCGGCTGCATTTGCTGCAAGCGAGGCCATTTGCGCCCACCGCTGAAATGGCGTCATGCTTTGCTGTGCCTGTCCTGCCATGAATGCACGAGTTGTTTGCGCCCAGCCTTCGATTCCAGATGGCATTCGACTGTTGGCAGCAACCTGTGCCAGTGACATCTGACCTGCTGGGCCGAACATTGCCATGATGCGACAGTACGACTTGGCGCAGTCGTTACGGCTACCTCGCCTGCGAGTACGGGTCGTAGTCCTGCTCGCGCTTGCGCTTGGCGTAGCTCGGCAGGTCAAGCCGGCTCGCCACCGGGTGCGCAAATGTCAGTGCCAGCGCGTCGGCAAGGTCGGGCGAGCCGCCACCCTGCAAACGCTTCTTGACCTCGTCCTTCGATTCAAGCACGCGCTTGCCCGATGCGTCGTACCAGTACGTCGGCGTTGCCAGTTCCTGGCGCAGCGCAGAATCCTGCGGGATCGCGCCGCCATGCTCGAGCCACTCCTTCATGGCCCACCACATTTCGGCGCGCCTGTTCACGAACTGCGTCTCTGCCACCGCTCGACCGCCAAACGGCACCTCAACGACGTCGTAGTCGAGCTGCCGCAGCCGGTCAATCACGCCTGCGCCGGCGCCCGAGTCAATGAACACGGCGTCAGGGTCATGCTCGTTGATGTGCGCAGCCACCCGCGCTGCCAGCTCCATGTTGTCGATGCCCCTATACACCCACGGCGTGAACGCCTGAAGGCCACGCCGGCGGAACACGACGCTGCGGTCATCGCCGAACCGGGCAGGGTCGACGCCAATGACCAGCGGCGCGCCGGCTACGTCCTTCTCGGTGTACACCCTGCGCGCAGCGGCCTCGACGTCAGCCAGGCTAATGAGCTGGTCATCGCCGGCCGCGCTGAAGTCACACAGGTACTCGCGCGCAAAGCTTGTCTCGGCC